TCCGTTTTTTACTTCGGCTGTAGCTAATATACCTTCAACCATCGGATTACCTGATGGGGCTCTCATACCTTCTGTTAGTTGAACAGGAGATACGTTGAATGGGATAGTTTCTATGAGTACCTGTCTCATATTATATTTCTTCTCCGTTTTCGTATGAAAAGGCAGTTGTGTCTGAATCGTACCAATCTGATACTTCATAGGAACCATCTTCTCGTTGGTTAACGTGTTGTACTACTCCTTCTCTTGATATTGCTTTAGCTAACTTTATAGCTTGTGCTAAAGATTCTTCGTTTGCCATGCCTCTTAAATCAGCTTGAGTTTCATAGTCGTAAGACTCATTTTTTAATTCTTCTCTAATAATAGAGCTGATGATAGAGCGGAGTTTGTTTTCATTCATTTTATTTTTAGAAACTTCAGCTTTAGCTAAATCATCTATTCTTCCTTTTTTAAATTGGATATTTTCGGTATTTAAAGATTCTTTAAACGTGTCGAGTTTATAGTCACTCATTTGTTTAAAATTATTTTTTCTATATTCTAAAGCTTTTAAAGCTTTACTTCTATAAGGCTCAGGCCATGATTTATAAACTTCTATTTTATCAGGAACATAATCTACTTCATATTTTATCCAATCAATTTCTTGATCATATGACTTTCTTACCCCGGATTTATTTTCTTTTAAATTACCATACCCACTTGATTTGTATTTGCCGGTTGGTGCTTTAGGTTCTTTAGATGTTTCTAAACCAATTCCTTTAACACCAAACATTCCGTTTTTAGCATAGTAATTAATATCTTGGGCCATATTTTTAGCTACAATTTTTTTCAATTCGTCTACAGTTTTATTAGCATTTTTAGGGTCATCCATTTCAGCTAAATATCCTATTAAAAATGATTGACCATAAACATTGTCTATATTTTTAGGATCGCTATTATCAAAATTGCTTTCTAAATCTTTAGCTACATCTTTATCTATTTTCTCAAATGTATTTTGATCACCATATTCGTTTTTATCTTTAACACCTACAGCTTCTTTTATGTTTGTGTTAAAAATTTTAAACCAATCTGGTTTGTTTGGGTTTTGTGTTGCAATACCACCTACTGCTTCTGTTAGGATATTTTTACCCTTTAATATTTTAACAGTATCGTTAAAGGTACTGTTTACAGTAAGAAGTTCAGGGAACAAATGGCGAGCTTGTTTTAGGAAATGGTCTTTATTTCCTCTACCCTCTGTAATTTCGATATATTGATTTTGTAATGTTTTCATGATTATAAATATTATAATTTTTTATAGATTAAATCTAGTTTTAATAGCATTATAATTTTGAGATATTTCAGCTGCTGATAATGCTTTTCCATAAACACTAGCTACATATATAACTCCTGAGCCGGATACTGCGTTTCCTCCTGTTACTGATTCTAATTGGAAAGAAGCATAACCATCAGTATCAAAGGCTCCTGGGTCTCCTTCTAGTACTGAGGATGAGTATACTAATTCCCCATTTGCATAGGCATATACTTTAGGGTCATTTGTTAATAATTGAGAACCACCATCATATACTACACAAAGATTATAGGCAAGTGAAGTATTTATTCCTCCGTTAGGCCAAAGAATAGACTTATCAGAAGCAGCATCTGATCCAGTTCGTGCTCCCATCCTAAATTTTATTACTGGTCCTGTGTCTGTCTGAGCACCTATTCCTACAGAATTAGAGAAAGAGCCTCGCCCCCATACTGGAGTATTTTGAGCAGTAGTAGTTCCATCTCCTACTCTAGTAACTTGGGCCACTACATTCATTGTAAACGATTCTTGAGTAGTATATTGTAAAATATTACCAGTAGTAGCAGACTGGCGAGAAGCTGTAGTGAATGTTATTCCTCCCCCAAAACTTGAAGTGTATGAAGGAAAAACACCAGGAGAAGCAGATGAATTAAGAGAACTAGTATATTCGTTCCCGCTTATATCGTACCATACTCTCCCTCCATTAAAAAAAGCACCGTCTACATAAAATTGTAGAGAGTCTCGCACTGCCCCCCCAAAAGGTTCAAAAGAATTATTAATAAGATTTAATCCAAATCCTAACATTTTTATATAGCTGGGTCTGAGGCGTCTTGTATAGCGCTATATACAAAAGCAATTCCTGATGATTGGGTTACTTGAGTTATTGTTCCATATATTGGTATTCCTGGGCTAAAAGATCCAGTAATAGAAGCGCCATTGGTTATATTATTCATTTTAATATTAGCTACAGTAGTAGTAATAGGATAATAAACAAAGCTATAAGCTACCGAAGCACTTATTGAGCCAGATAAGTATATTCCCCCACCTAGTCCAAAAGGGTTTGAAAATTGATTTATTACTGCCATTTTATTATTATTTTATATTGTCTTCTGGGGTGAATGAATTAATGATGTCATCTAGTAATTCGTTTGTAGAATCAGTTGAATAGATGACGGCGTATGATTTGGGGTTATTTTTATAGTAATCTAGGGTTTTATTTCTTGCTTGTTGCAATAATGGAACTAATTGATTTAGTTTTTTTTCTAAGATATTGAATCCTTCTAAGCGTTGTGTTAAAAATTCTCTTCTTGAAGGGTCAGATATATTTAAAGCATTTAGATAATCTTCTACTTCTATAGTTTCCCATAACTGTTTAACTTCAATACCTTTAGCAGCTTTATTTAAAGCAGGTTGGTTTACTAATTTATATTTAAATGTTTTTACATAAGTATTATCTGTTACTCCTTTAGGGCCAGCTTTAGGACCAGGGCCCATATTAGCTCCAGGGCCCTCTTTAACTGGTTTATATCCTACTTGAGTATATGCTCCATAATTTCCTTTTGTAGATTTTTTGAATGCTCTAGGAGTAGCAATATTTTCACCTGTAGTTCCGGATGTAAAACCAGAAGTACTAGCTATAGTATTTGTTTCTTTTAATTTATATTTATGTTTTCCCATGAATATTTTTGATTTCATTTAAAAGTTCATAGTATTGCAATAAATTAATTAAATTATCGTCGTTAACTTTATGTGATTTAGATAATGGGGTCAATAATTTAATCACTTCGTCTAATTTAATTTGAACAGCTTTATCTGCAACTTTAGGAGACAAAGTGGTTAATTTTGTTTTAAGTTCTCCAATTTTAGTATTATAAAAATCTCTTAATTTTGGAGTTGAATCTACAGAATTAACAAATTCTTTTAATATTGTTTTTTGGTCATTATTTAATGAAGAGTATTTTTCATTAAATTTTTCTAAAAGAACTCTATATGTTAATATACGAAGATCTTTATCGTATGATTGAAATTCTACAAGAACATCATCTTTAATTTTTTGTTTATCAATAGATTTAGACGTTAATGATTCTAGAATATTAATTTTATTTTCGATAAGTTGATCTGGGTTGTTTATATTAGTGTTATATAATTCTAGTAATGTGTATAGGGAAGCATGAAGTTTGTAGTTAGGTAATTTGGTTTTAAAGAAATTTTCAATATTATAATGGGCAGAGATCTCTTTAATCAAATTATATTTTTGTCTTTTGATTGCTCCTCGGTTTAAACCTTTAGAAGTTTCAATAACAGAATTAATCACTATTTCAGCTTTGCCTTCTGTTAAGTTTCTGTGTTTTGATAAGGTTTCATATAATTTATATTCTTTCCCTAATTCGCTCTTAACAAAATATTTTTTTAAAATATTAATTGCCTCTGATTCCTTTCCAGATAAGGTGTCTGCGGTAATTTGTCTAACTAAAAGTTCAAACAATATCCCAGTATTTTTTACCTTTGAGTGTTTTATATTCATTCGCCTAGGCTTTTGTTATAAATATATCGAAATATTTACTCCATTATGTTATTTTCGTCTAGAAATGAGATTTCTTCATTCTTTTTACTAGTACTTGATCTTTTTGCTAGGCTTTCTATAAGGCTTTTATTTTTTAAATATATTTGTTTTGCTTCTAAAGCTAAAGGTGAGCCTCCTTTGTATTGAGGGCGTATATCATCTGATTCATTATCATCAAATTTTGCACCTTTATTACCTAATCGGTCTTTTCCAAATGGGCTTTCCTGAGAGTTTCTGTTTGTAGATTTTTCTTGAGGGCGGCCTAATGGTACTTTTTCATCATATCCTTCAGGAACAGAATTATCTTCATATCTTCCTCTACCATATAGAGAAGCAAGATCATGAGGTGTTCCATATGATTTTCCTGTTATTTTAGGATCATTTCCTTCTTCAGATACTTGTTTATTTCTAAAGGCACGTTTTTGATCTTCAATAATTAAGTCTCTATATTCTTCATATTGATCTTCACTTAAATGGAAGATATTATCGTAAATCCAATCACTAGGAAGTAATTTGGTTTCTAAGATTTTTTGAGCTAGGTCCACTTTTTGGGTTAACAATGCTATTTTTTCTTGATCATAAATGATCGAGGGCGTTGTTAAGTCTAGCTCAAAGTTTGTTAATTCGTCTCCATTATATCCTTGGGCATAAAGATGTACTAATGCTATTTTATATAATTCTGAAAGAGCAATGCGTTGTATTCTATCAATTGTGCGAGCAAATCTAATATCTTCAGCAGCTAATGTTGCTTTACCGGTTAAATCTTTTTCGTACCCCATAAATGCTTTGGGCACCTTAAGGGCAGCAAATAATTTATCTCTTAAATATGTTACGTCTGTAATACCATCAAATTGTAAGCCTTGAGCAGTGTCAATCTTAGTTACAGTATCATTGCCTCTTACAGGGATATAAAAATCCTCAAGTAAGTTTTGCATATTGTATTTTAGATTATATTGGCCGGTTTCGTGGTCAATTAATGGAGTACGTTTTAATGTTGAAATAGTTTTTTGCATAAAATTTTCTACTTCAGCAGGAGGGATAGAACCAACATTAATATAAAATATTCTTCTATCCGGACTGCGGGCTATTCTGTTAATTAGCATCGCGTCTTCCATTAGAATATATTGTTTGAATAGCCTACGAGCAGGTTCTAGATATGAACGACCATATGGAAGATAATTAACATCTGTTAGTAACCT